GGTTTTGGTTATACCGATGGTCAGACATTACAGCAAAAGAAAAATCAGGTTTTAAGCCGTATTGATGCCATTGATACCCAAGTACGAGTTGAAGAAAACAAGCGCAATTCAGAAGCAACCAAGCTCTTGAATGACTATAAATCGAATGTCCTTACAGGCCGCGCTCAAGACTCGGAATATGAGAACAATGTGAGTAAGGCTGTAGCGGGAACTGAAAGTGAAACTGAGTTTAAATTTCTGCAAAAGCAGTCGGTAAATTTTCAGCGTTTTGCCAATAAATCTACATCTGAACAGCAAAGACTGATCAATGAACAAAAGGCAAAAATGAAAAATACACCATCTGCTAATGCTGCAGATGAAGAAAAGATTTTGAATGCATATGAGGATATTTATAAATCCAAGCTACAGACGGCTAAAACCAACCCTAATCAGGTCGTTCGTGAAGCAGGCTTGCAAGTGCATAGCTTAGGTGGAAACACGCTTAAATCGAATCCTAGTGAATGGATTGATGGTGCGGTGGATAACGGTATTAGTCAGTTATCTTTAAAAGATGCCAATATCACTTTAAAGCCCATTTCTGAGGAAGATTTGCCCGAAGCAAAGAAAGCCTTTGATGGTATGGGGGTCAATGAAAAGCTTAATTTTATTAGTGGTCTAATCTCTAAATCCAAAGGACATCCAAGTGGTGCACGTATTTGGGGTTCGGTGCTGGGTCAGTTAGGTTCAGGGGATCAAAACTATGTAGCTGCTGGCCTTGCTGATATGAATAAATTTCAAAGCACTGAGGGGCGTAATCTATCAACCTCCATCGTCAACGGTACGCAAATTCTAAAGAATAAACAGCTCATCATGCCTAAGGATGCCGACTTAAAAGCCGCATTCAACAACTATGTGGGTAATACAGTTTCGGGTACGAGTGCGAATAACGCTTATAACGTCTTCCGTGCTGTGTATGCCGATACCATGGACGCACGAAATTTACAGCATGACAAAGCAGATGAGTTGCCGAATAAAGATGTGCTGAAATTTGCTTTAGGTTTTGCCACTGGTGGTGTTCATCAACAGTCAGGAACACTTAAAAATTATATGGGTGGAAAGCTAGAGGACTGGAAAGTAGCCATGCCCTACGGAATGACCGATGACGCTTTTGAAAGTCGTCTCGATGCAGGTTATGCATCATTGGCCAAACACACGGGTATGACCGAGGCAGAGCTTAAAACCTTACGTTTACGACAATCACCAGTGCGTAGCAAAAAGGGTGAAATTCAATACGATTTACTCAACGAGCGTGGCAATCCATTGCAGATCGATGGTGTTAATTGGCGAATCATGATTAATGGAGCGACTAAATAATGAACTGGCTCAGTGAAATCGACGATAGCGAACAGCAATCTATCAATCAAATGAATGCTAATGGTTTACCAAAGGCACCAAAACAAAAAAAAGAGGTCGGGTTATTCGATGGCGCAGCTTCATCTATTCCGCGTGGTGCTTTAGCAGGTGCTATTAAAGTCGTTGATACCGTTGCCAAGCCTTTTGAGCGTATTGCTGATCATGTTGGCTATTCTGTAAATGACACTTTGAATGGTGGACTTGATGGCGCATTGTACGTGAACCATCGTTCACGGAAGTTCATGCAGCAAAGAATAAAGAACGTAAAGATACTTTGGTGATGGAGGTTGAACAGCTTGAGGATAGAGAAAACACGGGACTAATCGGTAGCATTGGCTTTGGTTTAAGTGATTATCTTACCCGCGCAGCTTTAGGTAGCTTATCTGGAGGTTTACCTGGTGCAATCTCTGTTACTGGTTTATCAGAAACAAATTACAGTTATGAGGATCTAACCCATAAAGGTGTTGATTCCAGTACTGCATTAAAAGTTTCTGCGATTGATGGCGTTATAGCGGGTGGTGCAACTGCTTTGCCATTGTCGTATGGCTTTAAAGGTGCTGGTGGTGTTTTAGGGGATGCGGCTTTATCAGTAGCAGGCGCAACGGCAATCACTACAGGTGGGCGGTACGCGAGTGGGCAGGTTCTTGAATCAGAAGGATACGAGAAACAAGCCAAAAAATATGAAATCACAGCTGAAAGTGTTGGTACTGAACTTATTTTAAACAGCCTATTATTTGGTGCTGGTCGTTATGCACGTTCTCGTTCAAGCAATGATGTCAATGCAGATTTTATTGATGGAGAATTCAGGGAAATAACTGCTGAGAATATAGAAACGAGAAATACACAAGTTGAATCCGCACTGCTATTAAACGAAATGCAGTTTGAAGATGCAGCTGCACCAGTTAGACCATCCAATCCAATTCAGCATAATAATCACCTTAAAAACCTAAATGAGGCGACGGAAAATTTAAAAGCCGGACGCCCTGTAAACGTAGATCATTCGGTAAAAGGTGAAGAAAAGCAGAAGCCAGTCAATTATGAAACTATGGCTTTGCCAAGCAATGCCAAGTCTATTGCACGTAAAGCGCAGCAGGAAGGTGTTAATCCTTCGGTGGCTCTTACTATCTCCCACATTGAAACAGGTGGAAGATTCAATCATACAGCGAAGAATCCGACATCATCTGCACATGGTTTATTCCAGATCCTGGATAAAACATGGAAAGGACAGGGCGGTGGGGATCGTTACAGTATTGATGAACAGATCAAGCAAGGTCTGAAGCACATCAAGAATGCCAATGCATCCATGCGCAAAAGTCTGGGGCGTGAGCCGGTAGAGCATGAACAGTATTTAGGGCATTTACTTGGACCAGGTGGGGCAGCTGCAGTTTTAAAAGCAGATCCAAATGCCAAACTGATTGATGTTGTCCGAAAATACGATTCAAAGAATGCCAATGACATTGTGAACAATAATGGCATGTCTGGTCTGACCGTTGGACAGGCAATTGGCAAATGGGAACAGAAATGGAATCAGCTTAGTTCTCGCTATGGCGGTAAAAATAGAAGTACCGCTATTGGCATGGATGGAACAAGCTATGACATGGCGTATGAGATTAAATCTTTAGATGAACTCATTGCATCAAATGATGCAGCTTATGGGGTCAATCCTAAATACCCATCTGAATTACAGCCGCGCGATCGGACACGTGAAGCGTCACGCCAACAGATTGAGAATATGGCCAATGATTTACGTCCTGAATTGTTGGGCGAGTCTTATAAGTTATCGGATGGTGCGCCAATTATCGGCATGGACAATGTTGTTGAATCAGGCAATGGGCGAACACTGGCAATTGGTAAAGCTTATGAAAATGGTCGTGCCGAAGAATATCAAAAATATATTGAACAATATGCAGCGGATCGAGGGTGGGATATATCGGGAATTAATAAGCCTGTTTTAGTGCGTACACGGCTTACCGATACTGATCGTGTGCAATTCACTAAACTAGCCAATGAGTCTGATGTAGCGCAATTCAGTGCATCTGAACGCGCAGCCAGTGACGTAGATCGTTTGCCCGACTCATCACTTCTTCGAATTAATTCAGATGGAAATATCAACCTCGAGCAATCTATGGATTTTGTCCGAAGCTTTGTTGATTCATTACCAAAATCAGAGCAAGGCTCTGTAATTACGGCAGATGGTCGCTTATCTCAAGATGGTAAACGTCGTATTGAATCGGCATTAACCCAACGTGCCTATGGTGACTCTAGTCTTGTAACTAGACTATCTGAAAACCTAGATGATGACAGTAAGACCTTTTTAAATGCTTTGCTTCGTGTGGCCCCACAACTTGCACAGCTAGGTGATTTGGTGAAACAAGGTGGTCGCCATTCAAATTCCATTGCACAAGATTTAGCGCAGGCAGCACAAAAGCTCAGTGATTTAAAAGCCAATGGTGTGCGTGTAGATGATTACTTAAATCAAGGTCAGCTCATTGAGGACGGACTTTCACCTGGTGCGCGTGACTTCTTAAATGTCTTTGACCAGAACAAGCGCAGTACAAAAGCCATTGGTGAAAATATTCAGTCCAAGATTGATGAAATCGATGCCATGGGTGATCCGCGACAAGGCTCATTGTTTGGTGATGGTCCAGAAGAATCTGCGGCACTCGATATCATCATGCAAAACCCTGATCAGCATATCAGTGTGACTCGTTATGATCCCGATGGTAATCCTGAAGAAATTACGATGACCTTACGTGAACGATTGAATGAGTTGGAAGCTGAAGCGAAACAGGCACAACAAGATACTTTAGCTGCGCAGACTGCGATTAGTTGTGCTTTACAGTTTGGAGAGTAAATGTTAAATAACTGGTTTTGATATAAATATAGATGTAGGGAATATGTCCAATACAATTTTTTTGGTAGCTTATGTTACAGAAAATAATGAGGTAAAAAGTGCCACAATTTTTACTGATGTAAGCTATTCAGGCACTTTGGGTCCTAGAGCATTTGAACACTATGCGCAAGCCGTAAAAGTTAAGACAGGTGATACTGTTAAATATCTTTTAAACATTCAATCATTAGGTGTATTCAGTGAGCCTGAATCTGTTCAGTATCCATATTAATTTAAGTACACAGCAAACCACGCCTTAATCAATGCTCATATAATGAAAATTATCTGAGCATTTTTTATGAAAGACCAATGCAAAGCAGCTGTTGCAAAAGCCTTAGGCAAAGCAAAATTAAGCCAACAAGAGGCCATAGATATTGAAAATCGCATTAAAGATGCAATGAGGTCGCTTGCAAAAAAAGATCGCGATGCATGGCGCAATTTATCCGATGCAGACAAATTGACGGAAGCGGGCAAACAGGTTGCACTTGATATTCAAGAGCAGTTAAAGCGCAAGCATAAAATTGCTGCCCAGGACATTTTGACTCAATCTAAAAACTTGGCAAAGCTTGACCATCCAACATTACCCGCCTCTGAAGTCGTAGATCGTATGATTGCCATGCATGGTGATATGTCTGGGATTCAGTCTATCAACTCACAATCACGTGCAATAGCAGCGATTTATCGTGGTGATTTAATGGAGTTTTATACAGAAATTAAAGGTGGTTTAGGTGTTTTTACTAATAAAGCGTTAGTGCGTGACATTGTTCAGGAACGATTTGGAAACAATACAGGCAATGCCACAGCCAAAAGCATATCGGACAAAATGGGTGGAGTGTTTGATGGTATGCGAGAGCGCTTTAATCGTTCAGGTGGTGATGTAGGCAAGTTAGACAATTGGGGGTTACCACAAACCCATAGTGCCGAAAAAATGGCAATTGCAGGTCGTGATCAATGGGTCGACGATGTATTCACTAAACAAGATAGAACGGCATTTGTTCATGAAGATGGCCGCTATTATTCTGACGATGAAATGCGTGACTTATTAAAATATTCATTTGATTCTATTACCAGTAATGGGGCCAATAAATTAGAAATAGGAAGAAATAATTTTGGTGGAAACTCAAAAGTAACCAATCGTCATAGTGAGAGTCGAGTGCTGCATTTTAAAGATGCGGATGCTTGGATGGAGTATCAGGAAAAGTATGGTGGTATGCAGTTTGTAGACTTGGTTGAAGCACACGTAAATGGATTGTCTAAAGATATTGCATTGGTCGAAAACCTAGGAAGTAACCCAAAAGGCGCAATGAAAATATTAATGGATGCAGCGCGCCAAAAGGATTGGGAAAAGGGCATTGATACCAACAATACAGGTAAAACCCTAAAACGATCTCAAATCATGTTTGATGAGTTTATGGGCGCACACAGCCCAGAAAGTCAGGTTTTAGCAAATTTAGGCTTGGCGTACCGCTCTATGAATGTGGCATCAATGCTTGGTGGTACAACACTATCATCTGTTACTGACCAAGCGATGATTTTAAAAACAGCTCAGATTCATGGCATTTCTTATCGTAAAGCATTTGGTGAAATTATTAGTCAGCTTAACCCTGCTAATAAGGCAGATCGTGAACTAGCACATAGTCTAGGTTTAGCCACTGAAGAAACTATCGGGACAATTGCGCGTTGGGCAGATGATGGTTTGACATCAGTACATGGTAAGGCAGAAAAAGCGGCAAAAATATCGAGTTCATTAGCGACACAAGTTTTACGCATATCAGGTTTAAATGCATTAACTGCTGCCAATAAGCGCGGTTTTTCTAAAATATTAATGGATAAGTACGGAACACTTACACGTACAAAAAACTGGAATGATCTTGATGCTCTAGATCGTGAATTGCTTGAGGGTACAGGTTTAAACGAACGCACTTGGGAAGTGATGCGGCTTGCAGATCCAGTGATAGACAGAAAGGGCAATAAGCTCATGTCAGCTCGTTCTATTTATGAAATTCCAGATAATTTATTGACTAAATTTGGTGATCCTCAAAGAGTTCGTGATGAAGCTGCTACACGCTTTCAGGCACATATTTTGGATGAACAAGGGATGGCCGTTATTGAAGCTGGATTACGCGAAAAAACTTGGATGACAGGTGGTTTGGTTAGAGGCTCAAAAATGGGGGAAATTTTACGCTCAATGCTTCAATTTAAATCTTTCCCTGCCGCACTTATGATGAAGCATGGCAGTCGTGGTTTTAGTCGCCCAACTATAGGCAGTAAAGCCACTTATCTTGCTTCACTGGTTGCACTG